TTACTGCAGCAGCGATTGCTTCAGGGGATTGACCAGGAGCGCCGTTCACGGTTATGTTGTTTGTAGTACTTGAACCGCTCTGACCAGGCATTGATTGTGGCATCCTTCCAAACGAAGGAACTGATGTGTCACCCATTGCTCCAGGACCAGGAACAACATGGAGATGTCTGTTCGCGTTGTTGCCGTGGAACTCAGCAAAGCCACCATTTGCATGAACAAGCTTTGAGTATGCGCCAAGGTTCTGTCCGGTTAGGTCGTAAGCTCTTCCCGTTGCATGGTCGGAACTTGGAGAGCCAAGACCAAATGTTCTGAAAGCAGACGTAATATTTCTTGTTCCAGTCAGCTGCCCATTCATCGCCGCATGTCTGCTCATCGTTTGTGATAGGCGCGATGCTGTTGTATCGCCAATGCCTTTGCCTCTTGGAGAAGATGTATCTCCACCAGTCATGATGTCTTTCATGGCTTCTTTTGACCACCAATCTGGCTTATCGGCATCGGGACCGAAAAATTTAGATGTATTGTCAACATACTGTTGAACTGCATCTTTGAAGTTTTTGCTTGCACCCTCCAAGGTCGCAGCAGCGTCTACGTTGTCTGGAATCTTCTCCAATGCACTTAGTGGTATTCCAAGTTCAGCCATAAGAGCTTCTGAACCTTTTGTTTTTGCCATACGCGTTGCTGCATCGGTGCCTGGAAGATTCATGGTTGTTTCGTATGCAGATATCTTTGCCATGAATGCTTCTTGCTTAGCTGGGTCCATGCTTGCAAGTTTTTGCTTGATTAATGCTGGGTCGACCATTTTGTCGCCTTGGTTAATGACTCCACCAACCTGGGTGGCTGCTTCACCAAGCATCGCGTCCTCTGACTGCTTCATATACTTTTGGAAGACTGGATTATTAAGGAACGTTGCCGCCATGCCCTCCAGCGCGCCGCCGGTCTGGAACTGAGTTCCCTTTTCTGAACCAACAGACCTACGTAGTTCGTAGAAAGCTTTTACTGGGTCTCCACCGTATGCGGCAGCAAGGTCTGCTGGGAGAGTCTTCATATACTCAAGAAGATTCTTATCGCTTAGGCTTCCTGCATCAAATTGGTCTTTAAGGGTTCTTGACTTAGAGTCAATTGCATATGATGCGTCTATCTGCTTTATTGCATCATCAAATAGGCTAGTTGAGTCAAGCAACGCATTTGTCTGTGCAGCCTTCATTTCTTCTGCAGAGCGAAGCATGTTTATTTTCAGTTTTGTTACCAGGTCGTCAAATTTCAATGTTGCGTCGTACAGGTTTACACCAAGGCTTTTAGCCAAAGCTTCGAGTTCAGGCTTTGTTTTTCCGCTCATTTTTGAAAGAGTGTCAAGGCGAGTTTTATTGACATCGTCCATCATCTTGAAAGCTTCACCGCGTTCTTCTATTTGCTTTACAAATTCTTGAACTGAATTCTGTGGGTCTTTAAGAGCTTTTTTCAGTTCATCTTCTGTCATCTTCATGCCATACTTGGCTTGATTATCAAACAGGTCTTGAATGAAAGCTTCGTTTCTTCCAGTTCGTGCTGTTTTTACATCCATCCCAATAGTGCTTTTTATAGCACCAACACCTGGTAATTTGTTTAATTTCCCGGCACCAGGTATTTTACCTATCAGAGAACCAACGTCCATAATGTCTGGGATTAGTGCGCTCATTACGCGAACCTTTGCTCTCAGAACACCCAATGGAGCAAGTGGTGTCTTGAGCATTGCCGCTGTTGTGATGTTTGAGTTCATAACATCCGAGTAGCGTTCGCCTTTGCGCGTACGATTTGCATCTTTTGCTTTTTCTGACAGTGGTGCCATTTTTGAAATGAAATCAGCGCCAACACCTTCAAGTGAGCCGCGACGACCCGTTGTTATTCCTCCACGGTTCACTGCATTGAGGTTGTCTTGAAATTCAATTGAACGTTCTGTCATTATCCCTGTAAGAACACTTCCAACAGAGCTCTTAATTGCAGCGCGTGCTTCTTTTGCTCGTTGTCTAACTTCGTTTACACCACCCATTATTCCGCCAGCAAGAAGACCAATTCCTGCGCCTATCGCGATTCCTGCCGGACCAAAGAATGCACCCATTGCAGCACCGCCAGCAGCTCCTGCTAGTGCGCCCTTTCCTGCTCCTTGAGCTTTCATTGCTCCACCAATTCCAGCGATACCAATTCCGGCCAATGGATTAAATGCGCCAACAGCGCCACCAAGAGCCATTGCTCCACGCATTTCTTCTGGTGCAAATTGACTCATAGTACTGAGAGCCATTGCGGTTCCCATTTTTGCAGTCATGCTGTTATTGATGCCCTTTTTGCCAAGTGCTTCGTTCCCAAAGAGGCTTGAACCATAGGCCGATTGTGTGCGCATGTATCTTTGTTTCATGGCAAAATCCCTATATCGCCCAATACCTTTTCTAAAACCAGTTTTACCTTCTGCAAAATTTCCAGGAACAAATGCATTTGCTACGCCGAAGTTTGCACCATACGAGTGAACGCCTGGCCGCATACCCGCGCTTTGTTGTGCCGTTGCAGTTGGGCCACCGTATGCTGCAGCGGTATGCGGAAGCGCTCCGCTCACACCAGGTGCTCCAGGGATAACTCTTGGACTGCTAGGAACTATTAGACCAGTTGATGTGGTCGTGTATCCAGGTGGGACTGGAGCCCCACCTGTTCTGCCGCTAGAAAAACCTGGCGTACCAGGCCCTGGTGTCGGAGCACGTGGCCCACCTGGACCAGGACCAGTCCCTGTTATCGTCACGTTTTGTGCATTGACGTTCATGTTCTGAAGACCCATGCTCCCAGCAGTCATGAATCCACCCTTGGTCGCCCCCATTTTCTTGCCACCAAGGAACATGGTCAAGATTGGAAGAAGACTAAGAAAGGCACCCTTACCGCTGAACATCGTCATGAATCCAGCTGCTTGCTTAAACATCATGGTGAGACCACCAACAACATCATTGATGATTGGCAATATATCGAAGAATGCTTTCTTTAGACCTTGGGCAAAATCTGAAATACCAGATATAAGTTCGCCCACCCTATTCCCAAACTCAAGAACTTCGGTTTCGTTTTCAATTAGTCCTTCTCTGAAGTTGTTTAGGTTGTCGATTCCGCCCTGTTTTATCGCTGCCCAAATTGGTGAAAATGCTTTTTCAAGAACACGCGCGCCATCAATCAACGGACGCATAGAATCGACCATTCTCTTCCAGCCGCCGGTAAATGAATTCCACCAGTTACTTATTTTGGTAAAGAACCCCTGGGTCCTGGGGAGCCATTTTTCAATGACATTGACCATGAATGAACTGACCTTGTCGACACCAGCTACAAGTGAGTCCATGAACGTTCCGGTGCCAAAATCGGATGTTAAAACCATCAACTTTCTTAGGTCGCGAGAGATGATATTGAATATCTTCTGCATTGCTACTTTTGCTGGCTCTAGAAACTGCTGTCCGAAGTCAGCAAATTGACCTTTTACTAAGTTAAAAAATGTTTTGACTTTACCAATAAGAGTATTGTTAACAGCATCAAACTGCCCGGCAACACCGCCAAACTCAGCAAGCTTTCCAGACATAATCAATTGTTTAAGTTGGTCTTTTGTTTTTACGTTTGCTTTCTTTAGTGCTTCTGCCATTTCTGGACCAACAGCATTTGCGGCAGCTTTAACATCAGAAAGACTCTTCTTTGAGTTTGAAAGAGATTCAATTACTGCCGCAACTTTTTCTGCTGCGGCTGCTGGGTCTTGACCAGCAGAACCGAAGTCCATAAGACCCTTGAACAAACCTGTACTTGCATTGATTTGTGGTGTGCTCATTGTTTTCGACATGACTGCATACGATTTGTTCAGTGCAGCTACACCCAGACCAGCTAGGTCTGCATCCATTTGCAAGGCGCGCATTCCTGCTCGTGCCTGGTCTAATCCAGAACCAAGTTCTTTAGCGCCTTTCCCGCGGTATGCGTACATAGCAGCTTGCTGTTCCCTTATCGCAGCTGCTGCAGTGGCAATGGCAACCGTGGCGGCTGCTGCACCTCCGGCTAATATCTGCATCGCCCCCGAATAGGCCTTGGCTAAGAATTTGCCAGCGACAAATAAAGCGTGGACACCAAGCATCGCTGCGCCAAGAGCGGCCATTTCCAGGATGATTCCCTTTAAGGCTACAGACACAAATTTCTTTAACACACCACCAAAAGCTTTGACCCCTTTATCTATGAAGTCAAAATGTCTTTTTAATTTGCTTGTGCTTTTTGTTAAACTCTTATCCATTGTGTTTAGATAAGAAGTTACGTCGCTGCGCCCAGATGAGAACTTCCCAGCCTCGCGCTTGAGACGCTTAACCGCCTGCGTCGTCTTTTCAATAGCTGTAGTCCTTGCGTCTACATCAATTTTTATGACGATTTTTTCGTCTGCCATACCTTTACTGCTCCATGTGAGTTTTTAAGTCACGTGAGTGTAAAAGCGGCCGAGCTATGCAGTTTATGCCTGCTGAGTCTTCGACTTTCGCTCTTGCTCTTCGCGGTCGTTAGATATAACTTTAGCACAGGCAAGCCTAATCATCCAGTCAATGTCATCCGATTGAAGGATTTTTATGGGGTCTGTTCCGAATAGTTCGCCAAGTCTGGCGGCCGTTTTAATTTCCGGCGAATCGACTAGTTCGTCGAAGACCCCTTCGAGGGGTCCACGGCATCAACCGTATCCGAGTAGCCAGATGCATCAAGAATTGCCAATGCAGCAGCCTCAACGTGTGGGTCAACACCAAAGAATGCTCGAACGCAATCTGGAAGCGGACGTGATGTTTCTGTCATCTCAAGGAGAAGTGGTGAAGCAAAAGTGATTTCGTTTCCGTTCTCATCAAAAACTTCTTCACCGTCAATTTCGATACCGACAGTTGTGTGTCCAATAACCATGCATGCAAACTTTGTTGCATCAAGACCATTTCGCGAATCTTCACCAGATGCCTTACGCCAGTTGCGCATTTGATTCTGGGTGATGTTCGGACTAATGCGAACATGAACACCAGGGCGCTCTGGTACTTCAAGCAAAACCACCGTGCGTTCTACCTTTTTGGTAATAACCTCACGAAGTCGGTCTAATGCAGTGTCGCTCTTTGGGGCGGCTTCTGCTTTAGCCTGCTTTGCTTTTGCTGGTGAAACTGGAACTTCTACTTCTGTGCTGTAAAGGCTGTTGTCGCTCATGTTGCAAAAACTACCACATAGATAGTGGGAGCTAGTGCAACTACTTTTTGTCTAGTTTTAAAGAAACTAGGCTGTTGGCGATTCAACGTCCTGGATTGCAAATGTCAGAGCAAATGTTGCTGGTGCGCCTGATGATGAGTCACCATCTGGCTCAGTGATTCCAACAAGAAGGGCCTTGTAGTAGACGCGGTCAGTACCAGGCACTGCGAGGTCGCAGTCGTAAACCTGCACTGTCACGTCGTACTCTGCACGACCAACAAGTGGGCGGAGACGGGCAATCTTTTCTGCAATTCCAGTTCCGAGCTCTGAAGCGACTCTATCTGAGTCGTAGTGAGCCGTCAATGTGATGTCACCAATTTCTGATGGAGCACAAAGAACTGTCGGGCGAAGTTTTCCGCCTTCGTAAATCTTCTCAACGGAGGCTGTTATTTCACCACCAGACACCTGAGCGAACTTAAAGTTTGTCCACTTAGGGTGAGTCTGGTTAATTGGCACAATACTTCCAAGTACTTGCCTTTGCGAAACTTTGGTATTTGGCATGCTTTATTCCTCCGTTAGACGACTGACGCCGTAAGGTTTGACTTGATAATGTCGACTTCGATTTTGTCGCCGACGCTGCTCACGCGAAGACCAACTTTTGCCTTCACAGTGCCACCGGCAAGCTGTGAAACTGGGTTGAGCTTTGCATCACATCTGACGGTGAAACCTGAGTCAATCTTTCTTCCGTTTGCATCGTAAGCCTCAAACAAGGCTCCAATGTCGCGAAGCGGGGAAAGAATTGCAATGAGGCGTGATTCGATTGCGCTGAAGATTGTGTTTCTTCCGTCAATCGTGCTGAAGACGAGGTCTTCAAGGCTTCTACCAGCTTCGATAACAACATGGTTCACGGTGTCTTGAGCTGTGATGTATCTAAAGTTCTCATCATCTGTCGAGAGTGAACGTGCGCCGTAGATTCTTACGGAGTTCTGAATGATTCTGATTGCATTAACACCAGCATCATCGAGTGAGTCTCCGTTTGTCTTGTCGATGTCTGTCTTTACGCCAGTAACAAAACGTGATGCTGAGAGCAAGCCTGCAGCTGGAACGTGTGAACCAGTCTGATTATGTGCGGTTGCTCGCTTGGCAGCAACATATCCAACTGGTGGGATAAAGCGTGTTACGCCATTGATTGTTGTTGGAACTTCAATCCATGGGAAGTAAAGTGCTGCATGTTCTGCATTGTCTCCGCCTTGGAGAGCTACTGCAGTCACCTTGACAGCTGCAATGCTTGCGTTTTCAACATCATGCAAGATTGCAATTCTGCTGTTTGTGTTTGCATGAGCAATCAATGCATCGTGCATTGTTGAGTTTGAAATTTCAGGGCAAGTAACAGCTCCTGAACCAAGAGCTCCGTTGAACAAATCGAGCGATGAGACATAGTCACCAACAACAACAGTTGAACCAGCAGCTCCTGTTGAAAGTGCAGTTTTTGCAAGCGCATCGGGAAGAGTTGTTGGTCCTTCTGTTGCTGATGCAGAAACATACTGAGTTGCTACTGCGCTGAGGTTAATTCTTCCAGCTGCCTGTGCTGCTGATGTGACAGTTCCAGTTGAGTAAACAAGAGCATCTTGGTAGTGGAGGTTGATTTTGAATGATGTTCCAGCAACAACTTCGACAACTTCAACATCTACGTCGGCGCTCCATGTGCCAGGTCCGTTTGCGTCAATCGTCAAAACAGCTGTCGACGAGGAGTCATCAAGGTCTAGAGTTCCGACTGTTGCAGAAGCACCTACTGTACGAGCAACGTAGCACTGTGTGCCACCCTCTTCAAAGAATGTTTCGACTGTTGGGTGCAAGTAAGAGCTTGAAAGATAACCACCGAACTTCGCTTCGAAGTCAGCAATGCTCTCGATGAGTACTGCTTCGTCGGCTGGTCCGCGCTGTGCTTTGCCAACGACAAAGAGCTGCGATGATTCGCGAACCGTTGTTGCTGATGGACCTGTTCTTACTGCTGTTGAAATGACTACACCGGGCATTGGACACTCCTGTTGCTCGTTTTAGGATTGGAATCCC